TCATTCGGCGGCCTCAAGTTTACGTGGTGCGACCATCTCGCGGGTGACGCCGGCGATGCCTTCTTTCCGGATGTCCACCTCAAGCCCTGCTGCCGTGACGGTGACGCGCCGAACAAGAAGCTGGATGATCCGTGCTTGCTCGGCTGGGAACAGCTGCGACCAAAGGGTCTTGAACTCATGCAAAGCCGCGATGGTGTCGGCCTCTGAAGCTGCACCCTTTTCTTTTTTCGGAGCTGCCATCACCAGCGACACTACCTCCGGCGTCTGCAGAATGCGCCGAACCTCGGCCACTACAGCGTCCTCAACCATACCAGCCGCAAGCCGTGTTGGGGCAGTCTCCTCGCCGGTTTCGCGATTCCGGATCACATCCATGGAAACGTAGTATCGATAGAGCTTCGCCCCCTTCTTGGTGCTGGTGGGCGTCATGGCCGCACCAGTGTCGCTGAAGATCAACCCCTTCAGAAGAGCGGGGGTCCGCGACCGGCTGTTGTTGGCACGCTTGCGGGGGCTTTCCTGCAGGATGGAGTGCGCCCGATCCCAGAGGTCGTCGTCGATGATGGTGTCGTGCTCGCCGGGATAAGCCGTGCCCTTGTGGACTGCCTCTCCTCGGTAGACCCGGTTCTTGAGCAACCGATAAAGATAGCCCTTATCGATCAGGGTGCCCTGTTTGTTGCGGAAGCCGTCGCGGCGAAGTTCGCGTGCCAAAACCGTGGCGGAGCCGAGTTCGACAAAACGACCGAAGATGCGCCGGACCGATGCGGCCTCGGCTTCGTTCACGACCAACTTGCGATCCTGCACATCATAGCCGAGGGGCACGTAGCCCCCCATCCAGATACCGCGTTTGCGCGATGCGGCCACCTTGTCGCGGATGCGTTCACCGATCACCTCGCGTTCAAACTGGGCAAAACTGAGCAGGATGTTCAGAGTCAGCCGTCCCATCGACGTTGTCGTGTTGAATGACTGCGTGACCGACACGAAGGTCACGCCGTTGCCGTCGAAGATGTCGACCAGCTTGGAGAAATCCATCAGCGATCGCGATAGACGGTCGATCTTGTACACCACAACTACATCGACCAACCCATCCTCGATGTCCGTCAGAAGCTGCTTGAGACCGGGTCGTTCAAGGTTACCACCTGAGAACCCGCCATCGTCATAGCGGTCGCGGGTGGCGACCCAGCCCTCAGACCTTTGACTGGCGATATAGGACTCGCAGGCATCTCGCTGGGCGTCGAGGGTGTTGAACTCCATCTCGAGCCCTTCTTCGGTCGACTTGCGGGTGTAGATGGCGCACCTCAACTTGCGAGGGATTGGGTTTGTCATGTCCGTCCCCTGTGGTTTTGCAGCCCAAAGAACGTCCAGCCATTCCACCGTGTGCCAGTGATCGTGCGGGCCACGGCCGAAAGTGATTTGAACTTCTGGCCTTGCCAATCAAAACCGTCTTTCAGGACAGTGACTGTGTGCTCAACCCCGCCCCATTCGCGGATCAGCTTGGTGCCCATGACAGGCGTGCGTGGATCGGCGATCTGGTGTTTCCGACGCGTGACACCTTCGACCTCGTCAGCCAAAAGATTTAGCATTCGCCGCGTAGTCTGATCTGGGCCGCCATAGGTAAGCTCCTGGATGCGATAGGCGATCCGAAATGTCAGAAAGTTACGGCTGTTGTTTGGTGCTGCGGTATTGAACAGCGTTTCCCATTCGGCTTTCAACTCCTTGACGGACATAGCCCTCAACGCCGTTAGGCGGGTCAGAACGGTTTGGTCAATCCTTGGATCTAGATCCGGCTTTGCAGGTGTTATCCTATTGTGATGCTTCATCAATTCCTCCTAGCAGCAAACGTTTTGCACGACGACCACCGCTCGTTTGGGGCGAGAAGTCCACGAAACTGTCTCCGGTGTTGGCAGATAAAGAACTGGACTGTGCGGTGTTCAGGCGATGGACGCCTGCGGCTAGGATGCGACCGAGTTCTTCGAAGCGTGCACGGGCTGACATCTTGTCTGCGCACAAGGGATTGGGCCCCGAAACCGGGGTTGAGACATCATTAAGCATTGGAGCGCCTTTCGGGTTGTTGCCCTATCTGGGCTGCAAGCGGCGCTGGTATTCAAGTTAAAACAATGGGTTGCGGGGGTGGTGCGGGATGCTGCGTGTAGGATCGGGTTTGCGTCGCATGGCCGTTCAGTGCCGTGTTGCGGATCCCACCATCGCATCCGTTTCGAGTTTCAGGGCAGCTTTCCAAAGCGGCGTCTTTGTGAACAGGCTGCGCTCAGTGCTCTGGAAACCCTTGGCCCGATCCACATGCAACAATCCAGCCCAACAGAGCGGCCGTAGTATGTTGATGTACAAGCTGCCCAGAATGTCGTCATAGCGCGGGCCCGGGCCTTGATCGGGGTCGCCGTAGAGCGTGCGGCGCAGATCCGCACCGGTGATGCCGTCTTCGGCTTCCACGTTCAGAATATTCATGAACATGTCCCAATTGCCAAGTAGGGGCTCGTCACTGAAGCGTGTGTATCCTGTGTGGTTGAGCTCAAAGAGGTAGAACGGCGTGATAATCCCAAACAGACGCCCGGGTTGGTCGATCAATTCTGACCCTGCTTTAGTCAGTTTGAAATCTCCCTTGTAGTGCCGGCCCATCTTCAGGGTGGTCAGCAGAAAGTGAATATCCCCAACCGGCATAAAGTCATGTTCGTTCAGAACCTTGTTGACGGCGAAGAGATCCGCCTCGGTATGCCCGGGCCAGTCAAACTCGGCTGCGGCCCAGTGCACGAAATTACGTTTGAAAGCTTTTGACGGGGTTAGCCCGATGGAGCCATGTTCCTGGACGTAGGCGAAGGTCTTCTGAACCCCGCGCAAAAGTGGCGAGAAGTTCAAAGCTGGCTCATCGTCAGCGACAGTGCGAAACTCGATCATCCTAAATCTCCCGCGCAAACCAGCGAATCCGTCCAATGATATTAATCTCATCAGCGGTGCGTTCATACTCAGGGTAATGCTTGTTGTCGGAGATGACACGCACTGCCGGCGGGTCGCTGTTCGGCACGTGTTGTAGGCGCTTGGCGACGAGCCCCATGCCGTCATCGAGCACAAAGATGCCGGGAGGATTGGGAGAGCGCCTTGTCATGTCGACCAGAACCGTGTCGCCATCGAATAATGTCGGCTCCATGCTGTCGCCTTCGACGGTCATTATTCGCAACTGGGATGGCGAGGCTTTCAGCCCCTGTTTGATCCAGGACCTCCGGAAGTGGTAGGCGCGGCCTGGGGCTTCGTGCTCATCTAAGACCACAGCGCCTCCGCCCATGGACGGTCGGACGCCAGCATGTGCGATGGCGACGAAGCTGTCGTCAGGGTTTTCGATGAAAGGGGACGCGCCTTCCACGCTTCCAATCCCATGAATGAGCCAGTCCAGCTCAACCTTCAGCACCCGGGAGACTTCCGTGAGACGGTCCAGCCCTGGGCGCGTCGAGCGCCCGCGCAGTATGTCATAGACAAAGGACCGGTTCACACCGGCCATTTCAGCAACATGCGCGGGGCTGAGCCCTAGCTGGTTCGCGCGAGCCTGCAGGCGATCCGCAAGCGTGTGGTGTTCGGTCATGTTATCCCCAGAAGGATGTGGATTAGATAGGATAAGATTGGATTGATCCGACTTCGTCAAGGGGGTAGAACAAATTTAGAACATTTGGCGAGGGGAATCGGAGGAAAGATGGAAATTGAAAAAGCATATTTTGCACTCTCCGAGATCCTTGAGCGCTGGTCGATTGCAGAAGATGACCTGATCTATCTTGCGGAAAACGACGAGGTGCGCCTCTCCATACGTGTGTTTGGACTGCCGCTGGAGTTTGGTGATTTCGAAGAGGACGTGGACGGGCGACCATTCCGCATCCCGACAGATCGCTTGTCGTTCAGCGGTGTTGTGGACCTGCATGCGCGTGATGTCTTTCAGCTGTTTCGGTGTGGAGAGGCGCACATAGGAGAGTTCCGGTCTGTTCAGTCCGACTATGCGTCACTCTGGGGCTCTGTCGATGCCGTCTATGTTGTGATCGGTGACCTTTTGATGCGGCGTGATGAGCGCGATCGCTATGAAATCATGAAGGGATTCTCTACAGGTGGCCGCCTGGAGGAGCCGACATTCATCGTATCGCGCGACTATTCTGAGGTGCGCTGCAATGGCCACCGGTTTCAGCTTGGTCCCATTCAGGCCGCCGTCGTTCGTTCCCTACATCGAGCGGCTCAAGCTGGGCAGCCTTGGCAGAATGGCAAGAACATTCTGTCAGAAGCGCGCTCGCGAAGCCTGCGGATGTCGGATGTCTTCAAGTCGAAGGATAACTGGCGTGAGTTGATTCGCTCTGATCGTCGAGGCAACTACAGGCTCAACATCGAATGATTCGATCTTCGGCCCCTCATGGTGGGGGATCGGAAGGGGATATGCTGGGGGATAGAGGGGGATGGTCATCCCCCTCTTTGCATTTTGGGCGTTGAATTTAAGGGATCCATCATCCCCTTTCGTATCCCCCATCGATCCTGACGACATCCCACAGATCAATTTTGCATCTTGGCTCCAAGAACTGAACTGGAGACCACGATGCACGATAAGATTTGCTTCACGCAAAAGGAGCTCGCCCGACGTTGGACGCTGTCTCATCGCACACTTGAGCGGTGGCGGTGGGAGGGCAAGGGACCTGCCTTCATGAAAATCGGGGGGCGCGTCGTCTATCGGCTGGAAGACATCCTCAATCATGAGAAAGAGCAACTGCAGCTGAGTAACTGCATCCGCACCCCGAGGGTGTCGTGATGTCTGTGGCTGCCTCTGAAATCACGCTGATGGCGTGGGTTGATGTGGCCGAGCCCGGCGCGCGCCTCGTTTATCACCGCGGCTTTCTGGTGGTCGACACGACGCCCAATGTCTCGACACTCGGCAAACCTGCGCTTGAGGATCTGCGGGCCACGGCAAACGCAGCATACCGGCTTTCTGAGCTCGGACGCCTCCACCTTGTCCAGGAACGCCTCGGTCCGGACCGGTTCGCCTATCTCGCCATCGCCCGCCCGCACAAGGGCACCGTTTCCACCGCTTCAGTGAAGCAGCTGGCGGAAGCTGCCTGACCCATCCCTCGAAAAGGAGCCCCTATGACTTATCCCGAAAACACCCCGAGCGTGGACGACATGCTCAACATGCCCACTGGCGAGCTGGCGCAGATGCCCGTGGACCTGCTGGCCGCCCTTCAAGGCGAGCTTGATCACGCGAGCAAACAACTGAAAGCCGCGACTGCCCGGTTCAACACCGCCCTTGAGGCGCGCTACGCCACCCGCGCTGCCGAGGCGCGGCGCGCCTGCGGTAAGGATACCGGCACGGTCCGCCTCGCCGATGGCGACTACACCGTGGTCGCCGATTTGCCCAAGCGCATCGACTGGAACCAGGAAAAGCTGGCGCAGATTGCCCGGAACATTGCCGACAGCGGCGAGGATCCAGCTGAGTTCATTGACACCAAACTTACCGTCTCAGAACGCAAGTACGGGGCGTTGCCTGGCGCCTGGCGTGACGGTTTCGAGCCTGCGCGCACCGTGAAGGTGGGAGCACTGAAGATCTCTCTCATAAAAGGAAACGCAGCATGAGCCTTCGCATTCTCTCCGCCGATGAGCGTCTGGCCGAGGCGCAGGGCAAAACGACTCTGGCCATCTTCGGTCCCAGCGGTGGTGGCAAAACAACCCTGCTGACCACCATGCCTGAAGAAAAGACCGTCTGCCTGGATTTCGAAGCAGGGCTCAAATCCGTCCAGAATTGGCGCGGGGACAGCCTGCCGATCCGTCGCTTCGCCGACGCCGTCGATATCGCCTGCATGATTGGAGGTGCCAACCCCGCCGCGCAGCCCGATGAGCATTTTTCCGAGGCGCATTACGCGCATCTGCGCGCGCAGCACCCCGAACTTGCAGCGCGCCTGGATGCCAAAAGCATCGTCTTTGTCGACAGCATCACAGATCTGACCCGTCAGGCGATGGCCTGGGCCAAGACCCGGCCAGAGGCGCTGTCGGAACGCACCGGCAAGCCGGACACGCGGGGGGCTTATGGGCTGCTGGCCCGAGAAGTCATCGGGCTCCTGAAGCATCTGCAGCATGCACCCGGTAAAACGGTGATTTTCGTCGGCATCCTCGAGCGGCTGACCGATGAGATGAACCGTACCATCTGGCAGCCGCAGATGGAGGGCGGCAAGGCCGCGCGCGAGCTGCCGGGCATCGTCGATCAGGTGATGACGCTGAGCCTGTTCAGCCGGGAAGAGGCGCCCGACGGAGGCGTTACATGGCGCCATGATCCGGACAAGGGCCAGGAGCGCCGCCTTGTCTGCCGTTCCGGCAATCCCTGGGGCCTGCCCGCCAAGGACCGCTCTGGACGCCTCGACATGACCGAGCCGCCTGACCTGGGCGCGCTTCTCTCCAAAATCAATCAACCCCTGAAAGGATAATCCGATGACCTTTGACATGAATGATGTGGCGCCGCAGCAATCCGGCGATCTGATCCCTGACGGCACCTTCGCCAAGGTGACCATGTCCATCCGCAAAGGCGGCGTGGACGGCATGAGTGAGGTCGATCGTGGCCTCCTCAAACCCTCGAACCAGCCCGGAAGCGATGTGCGGATGGTGGATGCGGAGTTCACGGTGGCCGAGGGGCCATTTGCCCGGCGCAAATTCTGGCAGAATTTCACAGTGCAGGGCGGCAAGCTTGACGAGCAGGGCCAGTCTGTTGGCTGGAAAATCTCGAAAAGCCAATTCCGCGCGATGATCGACAGCGCGCTTGGGCTGAACCCGGAAGACATGAGTGACGCTGCCAAGGCGAAACGCGTGCTGCGGGGTCTTGCCGATCTCGATGGCATCACCTTCGTGGCCAAGATCCAGGTCGAGCCAAACCGGAATCCGGCCTACAAGGACGCCAACAAGCTCGACCATGTGATCCTGCCCACCGCGCCAGAATGGCAAAAGCTCATGGCAGGGGAACAGGTCCCGGCGCAGCCCTCGAACCGTCCACGCCCTGCAGCTGCGGCACCAGCATCTGCAGCGCCGGCTTGGGGACAATCGCAGTCTGCCAGCAGTGCGTCGACCCCTGCATGGTCGACCGGGTCATCTCAATCCAGCGGTCAGTCTGCGGCACCTTCTGAAGCAGCCAAACCCGCTGGTGGACCTGCCTGGTTGAACCCGTGAGCCCGGATGACTGGCAGACGCATGTCACCACGGAAGCGGCTTTTGCCATGGGGCGTTGGTTGGAAGCGCGGGGGCGGCTTGACCGCCCCATCGCCAGCCTCACGCGAAAGGATCTCGAATGCATGGCGTCAAACGCGATCAGCCGCTTCATCGTGCTGGCCTCGGAGCGGCGGACACAAGCGCCCGAGCCGGAGGAACGCGCAGCACTCGACCTGCTGCTCATGGGGTGAGCCGGGCAAGTCTAGCTCGCCGCATGCCCTGCGCAATCTGCGGCCGGGAAGCCCGGGGCTTCGGCTTCTGCCACCAACTGCGATGGGACCGCAATCCCCATCACCGATTTTGTTCGATGTCCTGCCTCACAGTGGGCAGCGCCATTGCCCGGAGGAATTTTGGAATGATTGACAAGACCGACATGGAAATCCGCGCAATCCGCGAGGCGCGGCGCGATCTGGCTGAGGCGCTGACGGAGATGGGGCTGATGGAGGCCTTCTTCGACCGCTCGGCCGAGGACATCGATCGGCTGATCGAGGCCTGCGTGGACGGGTTTCAGGGGGCGATGCAGCGCCAGTCTGACGCCGGCCAAATACCGTTTTGAGGATACGACGATGCTCGACCTGAACCACAAATCTGGCTTCGTCTATGGGCGGAGAAGCACTGCCCCTGTGCCACTCGGGGCGAGGATCAATGCCCATATCGATGCCGCCCTTGTAGCCGAACGCGATGCCCAACGTCCCCGCGATTATCTTGGCGCCAGCCGTATCGGTGAACCCTGTGCGCGTCGGCTGGTCTATGAGTTCACCAAGACCCCCGTTGATCCCGGCAAGGAATTCGCGGGGCAGACATTACGCATCTTCGAGGCAGGCCATGTCTTTGAGGATTTGGCCATCCGGTGGCTGCGGGCGGCTGGGTTCGATCTGCGCACAGAAAAGCGCGGTGGTGGTCAATTTGGTTTTGAGACCGCGGGTGGGCGCATCCGTGGCCATGTCGACGGGGTCATCGTTGGCGGCCACAACGTTGAAATTTCCTGGCCGGTGCTTTGGGAGCACAAGGCGCTCAAAGCCTCAAGCTGGAACGACACTGCCCGAAAGGGCGTGCGGGTCTCGAAACCAGTTTATTTCGCGCAGATGCAGATTTACATGGCCTACATGGCGCTTGATGGCGCGCTGTTCACTGCGTTGAACAAGGACACCTGCGAGCTTTACCACGAATATGTGCCGTTTGACGCCGCTGAGGCACAGGCGCTCTCGGATAAGGCTGTCCAGGTTCTGCGCGCGGCCGATGCAGGTGATCTGCTGCCGCGGATCGCATCCCATGCCGATTTCTACCTTTGCCGCTTCTGTCCCTTCAGTGCGCGCTGCTGGTCGGAGGGTCAGCGATGAGCATAACCGTGTCAGAGGCGCAAGCGAAGGCCATTTCCACAATTCGGGACTGGTATCTCAACCGCCGGCATCAGCAGCAGATCCTGCGGGTGTTTGGGTATGCCGGGACCGGAAAAACCACGATCACGAACTTGGCCATGCAGGCACTCGGCCTGGAGCCGATGACCCCGGGCGGTCTTGGCGGCGTGCTCTTCGCCGCCTTCACCGGCAAGGCGGTCCTTGTGATGACGCGCAAGGGCACGCCGGCGCAGACTATTCATAGCCTGATCTATCGCGTGTCCGAGGCAACGCCGGAGGAGATCGAGCGTGTGACCGCGGAACTGGCGGCGCTTGAGCGCGACCTACCGCGCATGGCGCCGGCGGAGCGTGGCTTTGCTCAAGCGCAAATCGCGCAGCTGAAGCTTCGGCTCGACCACATCCATGAGCCGCAATTTGTTCTGAATCCGCAATCGGACCTGCGCGATGCCGATCTCTTGGTGCTCGACGAGGTATCGATGGTCGGCCGACAGATGGCCGAGGACCTACTGGCCTTTGGCAAGCCCATTCTCGTCCTCGGCGATCCCGGGCAGTTGCCACCTGTCGGTGAGGAAAGTTTTTTCACCGATGCTGAGCCGGACGTCATGCTGACGGAAATCCATCGTCAGGCTGCGGATAGCCCGATCCTGCGGCTGGCCACCATGACACGGCGCGGTGAGTCCATCCCATTCGGCGCCTTCGACGAGAATGTCTGGAAGATGTCACAACGCGACGTGATGCCGGGACAGCTGCTCAACGGGGGGCAGGTCATCTGCGGTAAGAACGCGACGCGCCGCCGTCTCAATATGGCCATGAAGCAAGCCGCCGGTTTTGGCACGGACTACCCCACGGGGGCGGGCGAAAAGATCATCTGCCTGCGCAATCGTAACGATCTCGGCCTAATCAATGGGATGTTCCTGACGCTCACCGACGTGCGGGCTCATCCGCACAATCCGCGGGCATTTCGTGCCGAAGTCCAGACCGAGGACGGGCTCGCGATCCCGGGCGAGCAGGAGTTCTGGCGCGGTGAATACGATGACCATGTTCTCTTCGACCCAAACCGTAACCGCCATGAATGGGCAACGCGCCGTGGTCTGATCGAGAGCAGCTGGGGCTACGCGATCACCTGTCACAAGGCCCAAGGATCCTCCTTCGGCACGGTGGTTGTCTTTGACGAAGGCTTCGGTCGCAGCGCCGAGGATTACAACCGCTGGCTCTATACCGCCATCACCCGGGCCGAACATGGCCTGCTGATCTTGTCATGAAAGGAGTGTCTCAAATGCAAAAGCCATCACGCGATCCGCGTTCGCCAGCAGAACAAGAGGCGAGTCTGCAAGCCATCGCCACCCGAACCGGTACCTCTGTCGAAGAATTGTGCCGACTTGAACAGGCCTTGCGAGAGATTCCCATCAATCGCTACCTCGAAGGGTGTTTTGGCGAAAACCACGGAGCGTTTTACGATCCGCGCGAGGACCTCTGGATTGTTCCCAACCACGCGCATGATGGGCCTGGGTTTGCGTTCACCGCAATCCGGAGCGACCGCAGCTGGTTTGCTGGCGTTGTTCCCCCGGGGGCATTCCAATGAGTGCGGTGGTTATCGATCTCAACGATGTGATCCCAAACTATACAGAGGCGCCGCGCTTTGATCTCGACCTGATCGTGCAGCGTTTGCGCGAAACCGCCGAGACCTGGGTGCCGCGTCTGTTTCCGAACGGCAAACGTGTCGGTGATGAATGGCGGCTGGCCAATATCCGAGGCGATGCCCCGCGCAACACAGGCTCCTGTGTCATCGCCCTGCGCGGTCCGCATGCCGGCGACTGGATCGATTTTGACGGGAATGCAGGTGGCGGGCCGATCAGCACGATCGAAGAAGGGACAGGTCTGACTGGGCGTGATCTGATCGTTGAGGCCGCCGATACAGCAGGCGTTTTGCCAGGGGCCCCCTCTCGTCAGGCACCCGTATCCAAACCGGCGCCGAAACGTGATGTTGCACAGGACATTGCCCACATTCTTTCGCGCGCTGTGCCCATCAGGGAAACGCCTGCCGCGCAGTACCTGCAAGGGCGTGGTTTGGCTTTGCCGGCGGACAGCGATCTCCTGTTCCATCCAGATCTGACCCATTGGGAAACCAAGACCGGCTTCGCTGCGTTGCTGGGCCAAGTGCGGGATCGCAGCGGCGAGGTCATCGGTCTCCATCGCACCTACCTCGTTACGGATGGGAACGAGGTGCGCAAAGCCCCGATTGCCAAGCCCAAGATGATGCTGGGCCGAATTGCAGGCGGCGCGGTCAGGTTGGCATCGATCGGTAAAGACGGTCGCCTCGCACTCTGCGAAGGCATCGAAACGGGCCTTGCGGTGATGACGGCCTGCCAAGACCTGCCGGTCTGGGCCACGCTCTCCACCTCAGGGCTTGAACAGGTGGAATTGCCGCCGGCGGCTCAGCGCGTGCTTATCCTCGCCGATCACGATGCATCCGGGGCCGGTCTGCGTGCCGCCGAGGCGAGTGCTCGCCGCCTGCGGGCTCAGGGCCGCGATGTGGCGATCGCGATACCCCCCGAGGAGGGCGAGGACTTCAACGATATGCTATTGCGGGCGGGGGCATCATCCATTGCCCAGTTGATCTCGGCCACTGAACAGGAGGTCGATGCCGACGCAGTACTGCAAATTGGCCAGCACCGGCCGCTGAACTACCAAGGCAGCGGTAATGACATCCCCGTCCTGCGCGCTGATGAGGGTGATCTTGGCCGTGCCGTGGCGCAGGTTTGGAGCGTGGTCATGGCCTCGAACCGAACACCCTGGGTGTTCCGCTTCGCCGGTCAGCCCACCTGGGTGGTGCCCGATGACGAAGGCCGACCCGTCGCCACCATCCTCAATGAAGAGCGTTTGCGGCACATGCTGGCGCGACTGGCCCGGTGGGTGCGCGAAAACGCCAAGGGAGATTTGCTGCCAGCGCCGCCGCCAGTGGCCACGGTCAAATCCGTACTCGCTACGCCTGACCCTGCGCTGCCTGTGCTCACCGGCATCGTCAACACGCCCGTATTCGGGCGGAGCGGTACGCTGATCACGGCGCCTGGCTATCATCCTGATGCGCGGCTGCTCTACGTCCCGGCACCGGGCTTCATTGTGCCAGATATCCCGAAGCGGCCCACCGAGGCGGAGATTGTTGCGGCACGCGAACTGATCTGTGAAGACCTGTTCGGTGACTTCCCCTTCACAGGTGAGGCTGAACGTGCCCATGTCGTGGCACTTCTGTTGCTCGGCTTCCTGCGCGGCATGGTCGACGGGCCCACGCCGCTGCATCTGATTGAAAAACCCACGCCCGGCACCGGGGCCACGCTGATGGTCGATGCCGTGGCCACGATCCTGACCGGCACCGGTGCCAGCGTCATGACCGAGGGCCGTGACGACGAGGAATGGCGCAAGCGCGTGACCGCCAAGCTGCGCCAGATCCCCTCGATCATTCTGATCGACAACCTCCGCGCCAAGCTCGACAGTTCTGCAGTAGCGGCGGCACTCACTGCGCCCTTCTGGGAAGACCGCGTGCTCGGGCAGTCCGAGATGACCCGGCTGCCGATCCGCTGTCTCTGGATCGCCACGGGCAACAACCCCGAGTTCTCAAACGAGATGGCGCGCCGCCTCGTGCGCATCCGGCTCGATGCCAACGTCGAGCGCCCCTGGCAGCGTGAAGGCTTCCGTCATCCAGACCTCATGGTCTGGATCCGAGCCAACCGCGCGCGCATCGTGGCCGCCTGTCTGACGCTTTGCCAAGCCTGGATCGCTGCCGGCAAGCCGCGCGGCAGCAAGACCATCGGCTCCTATGAAAACTGGGCACAGGTCATCGGGGGCGTTTTGGAAACCGCAGGGATCCCGGGTTTCCTAACCAATCTCGAGGACATGATGGCTGCCTCCGACAGCGAGGGTGCCGGCTGGAGCGCCTTCATCGCCGCTTGGTGGGATCGGTTTGGGACGGCATCGGTCGGGGCGGCGGACTTGTTCGATGTCGCGGCATTCTGTGATCCAGCGCCACCGATGAGTGGCGGGACGGAGCGAGCACAAAAAACCGCCTTCGGGATATCGATTTCGAAGATGCGTGATCGGGTGTACCGGTTGGAAACACGCGCGGTTCGCGTGCGCAAAGCTGGTGTGTTGCACAAAACAACACGGTGGCAACTCGAGATGTGTGAGGCTGAAACCGATTTGAATACACCCATTCAACCTGGGGCTGGGGGACCTCTGGCCTCAGGTGGGGACCTCGAAAACAAAGGTCCCCACCACCAACATGCTGAAAATAATGACAAATGGGGACCTTGGGGACCTGGGGGACCTATTTTGGCCCCTTCGCACACGCGCATGCGCGCGCACGCGCACTATAGGGATGACCCGGAAAAAGGTCCCCAAGGTCCCCCAGGTCCCCAAATCAATTTAAAAACAGATGCTTACACATGGGGACCTCGGTGGGGACCTCAAAATGAAAGTCCCCAAAGGTCCCCACGCCCCGATTGGCGGAAGGATCTCGACCCATGAGGCCCCCAGCCTTCCAATTCAATCCGACGACGGCGGCCCGCACCTCCAAGCACATGACCGCCGTCATCTTCCACCCGAGCAGCCCACCAGAAAAGGAGACCACCCATGGCTGACCTGACTCTCTCCAGTGCCGATGTTGGCGCAACCCCGAAAATACCGATGCCGGCCGAGCCAACGCGCACAATCCTTGCCCTCGATCTCGGCACGACAACCGGCTGGGCGATCCGCGGCTTCGATGGCCCCATCACCAGCGGCACTGTCAGCTTCAAGCCTGGCCGCTACGATGGCGGCGGCATGCGCTACCTACGTTTCACGAACTGGCTGACCGAGATCGACCGTCTGTCAGGGCCGATCGAAGCAATCTATTTTGAAGAGGTGCGTCGGCACGCAGGCACCGACGCAGCCCATGTTTTTGGAGGTCTGCTGGCGGTTTTGACCAGCTGGGGCGAATTGCGCGGTGTGCCGTACCAAGGCGTACCAGTTGGCACGATCAAGAAATTTTTGACGGGCCTGGGCAATGCGAACAAGCAGGCCATGATCGATGCCGCCCGCAAGCGCGGCTTCAGTCCCACAGATGACAACGAGGCGGACGCCATTGCCATCTTGCTCTGGGCGATCGAAACGCAGGGAGGGTTGGCCTGATGGGTATGCGCTTCACTCCCAAGGGCTACGGCGGCAATCGCCGTGACCCTGAACAGGTCAAGCGTGAGGGTTGGCACGAACAGCGCATGCTGGCAGTCTCGCTCGACGATCATCGGCTGACTTGGCCCGAACGCGAACTGGTTCGCCAGCTGGGCGAGAAACTCTATGGCAAGCTGCCAGCCGTGAGGGAGGTACGTCATGGCCGATGA